AGAATCAAATGTCCACAGCACCCGATCTCAACGTGGTGCGCGATGAGGCTTCCAAAAAGGCTGCCTCGTCAGAGCGTACCCGCATCAAAAACATTCAAGAGCTTTGCGGCAAGCACGAAATGCGTGACCTTGCTGAGCAGCTGATTGATAACGGCAGCAGCATTGATGTTGCCCGTGCAGCTGTTCTCGAAAAGATTGGCTCCAAGCCTGTCGAAACTGTTGCTCCTGTTGACCTTGGTCAGCAGACCCAAGAGCGTTATCAGTTGATGGATGGCGTCCGCGCCTTGATCACTGGTGATTGGTCATCGCATGGCGCTGGTCTTTGCCGTGAGCTGAGCCAGGAAGTCATCCGCACCTCTGGCCTGAGTGCCACAGGTGAGCGGAGCTTCTTTGTTCCTTTCTCTGCGCTGTCACAACGCGCCACATACGTCACCTCTGGCGCAACGACCGGCGGCAACCTTGTTGCAACCGATCTGCTGGCTGATGACTTCATCGAAGCCCTTCGGAATGCTTCACCTGTAGTTGGCCTGGGCGTTCGCACCCTGACCGGCTTGGTTGGTGATGTTGCAATCCCTCGCCGCTCTGGTGTTTCCAGCACCTACTACTTGTCTTCTGAGACAACCGCCATCACGCAAAGTGAGTCGGTCTTCGATCAAATAACAATGTCGCCAAAAAACCTGGCGGCCCTGTCTAAGTACAGCCGCCAGACATTGCTTCAGGCCACCCCTGGCATTGAAGAGCTGGTACGTCGTGATTTGACCGATGGCCTCAACACTGCTGTTGACGCTGCAATCCTGAACGGTTCCGGTTCTTCCGGTCAGCCAACAGGCATCCGCAACACTTCCGGCATTGGCTCCGTTGCGATGGGCACCAACGGTGCTGCATTGACCCTTGAAAAAGTGGTTGATCTGGAAACTGCCATCACTGAGGACAACGCCTTTGGCCCCAACATGGCCTATGTCACTAACGGCAAGGTTGTTGGCGGACTGAAGAAACTCCGCGCAGGCGGTTCGGCTGCTGGTGACGGTGCTTTCCTCTACAACTCGGATCTTTCCGCTATCGGTCGTGGCCCAACGCCTTTGACCCTTAACGGTTATCCCTTGGCAGTAACCAACGCTGTTCCTTCTAACTTAACGAAGGGTTCTAGCTCTAACGTTTGTTCTGCCTTGGTTGCTGGTGACTTTAGCCAGGCCATGATTGGTTTCTACGGCAACGGCCTAGAAATCACCGTTGGCACTGATAGTGACGACTTCTCAAAAGCCCTTACTTCAGTTCGCGGCATCGTCTCGTTTGATGTTGCTGTGCGCCAGGCGTCGGCCTTCGCATCGATCGAAGACATCACCACCGCTTGATGATCACAGGGGCCGGCAACGGCCCCCCTTTTTTTATGAAAGTCACTTGCACCAAAGCAGTCATGGCAAGCGGCCAAGCCCTTGAGGCTGGTCAAAGCTATGACCTAAGCAACGCAGACGGTGAGCTGCTGATTCGCATCGGGAAAGCCGTCGAAGCCTCCGAGGAGGCTCCAAAGCCAAAAACAAAGAAACCAAGGAGCGCAACCAATGACAAGTCGTAACGTCCCCGATCGTGCGGCAATTTTGGACCTTGTTCCAAACGATGTTTCAACAACAACCGCGAACTCGACAGGAGTTGATCTGCTCCCTTACGAGGGAAAAATGCTTTGCACCTTGGACGCAGAAGCCGGCGGCAGTGGCATCACTTACGCGGTAAAGCTTCAAGACTCAGCTGATAACAGCTCGTTCACTGACTTGTCAGGGGCAGCTTTCAGCACAACTGCAGCCAATACGGCATCAGTTCAAAAGATTGCGGTCAACATTGATGACGCTAGGCGTTATGTCCGCGCTGTTATTACTGTTGCTGGCGGTACTGGTGCCGGTGCTGTGAGTGTCAAAGGGGTTGCTTTTCCTAAGTACGGCTGATGGCATTAGCTGATTTTCTGACAGATGATCTTGGAGTTTTCCTTGATGATCCTTTTGGCGTGTCTGCAACGTCAGGCTCTACAACTGCCAAAGTTTTGTTGGATCAGCCCAGTCAAGTCTTGGCTGGTGACATGGTGTTGCAAACCGACTACCAAATCACCGCCAAGGCTTCTGACTTTGGAACTCTTACGGCAGGCACCAGCATCACCGTTGATTCTGTGGCCTATACAGTTCGTGAAACTCGTTTAATTGATGACGGGTTGCTTTGTGAAATCTCGCTGCAGAAGACATGACGACACTGCGCGAAAACATTCTTGAAGACATCATGAGCAGCCTGAGTGGCACCACGAATGTGGGCTCTCGGATCTATCGCAGCCGTGTTGTTCCATTGCAGCGAGGCGAAAGCCCTGCATTGGTTGTTGAGCCTGTAAGTGATACGCCAGAACAGAACACAAGTTTGCCGACCTTGGATTGGTCTTTTGTTGTTCGTGTGTCTGTGATTGTCCGAGGTGACAAGCCTGATGAAGTTGCCGACCCAATAGTTGAAAGCCTGCACAGCAAAATCATGGCTGATTTAACTCTTGGTGGTTATGCCATTGATGTTCAGCCGCAAGGCGTAAGTTTTGAAATGGTTGATGCAGATCAACCCGCAGGTGTTATAGGTTGCGATTATCTAGTTCGTTACCGAACTCGATTAGCTGATCTGACGCAAGGACCTTAAGATGGAAGATGAAAACTTGGGTCAAGGGGGTGCATACCTCGTTGATCCAAAAACCGGCAAACGAAAGCTCATTGAGCGGACTCAGCCGGCTCAACCTACTAGCCCCAATTTTGAGGTTGTAACCGATGACACTGAGGACGAGTCAACGCCTATTGCTGGCGAAGATTGAAAGTAGCTACGGGTCTGACCCAACAGCTGCAGGCACTGATGCGGTTTTAGTCCGCAACATGGAGGTCACTCCGCTCCAAGCTGATGCTGTTGAGCGTGAGTTGATCCGTGGCTACATGGGCAACTACGACATTTTGCTTGCTAATCAGCGAGTTGAGATTTCGTTTGAAGTTGAGCTGGCAGGTTCTGGGGCTGCAGGCACAGCACCTAAGTGGGACGCAATCATCCGTTCTTGTGGCAACTCAGTCACGACAGTGACAAGCACTTCTGTTACTTATGCGCCAATCAGCGCATCATTTGAAAGTTGCACGCTTGAGTATTTCGTCGATGGAGTTCGTCACAAGTTGACTGGCTGTCGTGGCAGCTTTGCAATCACAGGCGAAGTGGGACAGATCCCTGTGATTAACTTCACGATGACGGGATTGTTTAACGCGCCAACTGACACAGCAAACCCAAGCACGACTTACGCAAACCAGGCCGCGCCGGTTATTTTCAAGAACGGCAACACCACAAGCTTTACCTTGTTTAGCTACGCAGGTGCCTTGCAGTCCTTCAGCTTTGATCAGTCCAATACGACGGTTTACCGCGAATTGGTTGGTGGCACTAAAGAGGTTTTGATTACTGATCGCCGGCCTAATGGCACGATCGTGCTTGAGGCTGAATTGCTCGCCACTCATAACTTCTTCACTGATGCGACTGGAACCAGCACCGGGACAAACACGTTCCAGCATGGTCAATCCGCTGGCAACATTGTTACTTTCAGTGCCCCACAGACTGACCTAGGTTCACCAACCTATTCAGATTCTGACGGCATCCAGATGTTGAACTTGCCCTACAACGCAACGCCAACAACTGCAGGGAACAATGAGTACAGCATTGTTTGCACTTAATGCTGCGCTAGTCTGACGGCGAATCACCTTTTTTATGGCATTCGTCCTCAAGAAGTCAAATACTTACAAGTGGCCTGTTTCTGTGGATGTTCCTGTTGATGGGGGCAAACACGAGCGGGTCACTTTTGATGTTGAGTTCAAAGACTTGACGCAGAGCAGACTTTTAGAGATTGCAGAGCTAAGTGCAGAGGGCAACCTGACGGATGTAGAGATTGCCCGTGAAGTGATGATGGGGTGGATTGGTATTGAGGATGAGAACGGCAAAGAGTTGCCGTACAGCATCACAAAACGAGATGAGCTGTTGGATGTGCCGATGATGGCAACGGCAATCGCTGGGGCCTACCTAGAGAGCAAGCAGGGAGCCAAGAGAAAAAACTAAGCGAGGCCGTTGAGTATCTGTTCAGCGGTCCAGGAGACCAGAGCCAATTAAAGGCAGACGCCAAGGCGTTTGGCTTGGTGCTGCCTGAAGCGAAAGAGGAGCACTTTGAAGTATGGGAGGAGAATTGGCCCGCTGTCGAAATGTTCTTACGTTGTCAGACGCAGTGGCGCACCACAATGTCTGGCGTTTGCGGGCTGGACTATACAGCTGTGCAATGGCTGTTTAGACTGTATGAAGTCAAGGATGCGCCAGCCGTGCTAGAGGACTTGCAAATCATGGAAGCGGCGGCCATGAAAATTTTGAATAAGGAGAGCAAGTAATATGACTGCCAAGTTTGGGATGTTGATCAGCGCCAAAACGACTGGTGCTAACGACATTAAACGCCTTGGAAACTCCATGCAGGGCGTGCAGGGCAAGGCCAAGAACCTTGGCATGGCGGTAAAGGGCGTCGGCTTGGCGTTCAAAGGGTTGTTTGCAATCGCTGCTGTTGGCGGGATTGTTGCTCTCGGCAAGAGCGCGATTGATACCGCTGATGCATTTGGCAAACTGAGCACTAGGACCGGAATTGCTGCTGACAAGTTGTTGGCTTATGTCAACGCCGGCAAGTTGGCTGACGTTAGTCAGAGCGATCTAGAGACAGGTCTGCGGACCTTGGCACGAACGCAGGTTGAGGCGTCAGAGGGCGTTGCAACCTATGCCGACGCATACGCAAAGCTGGGCGTAGCAGTAAAGAATCAGGACGGCACTCTTAAGGACTCTGATCAGCTGCTTTCCGATATTGCAGATAGGTTCCAAGATCTGCCAAATGGTCCTGAGAAAGCTGCTGTTGCAATGGACATTTTTGGCCGCTCTGGTCAAAAAATGATCACGCTGTTAAACGGTGGCTCAGAGGCTTTGGATGAGTTTGGTTTTGAGTTGAGTGAAAACTTTGCCCGAAACTCTGAAACGTTCAACGACAACCTGACAAAGGTTGGCATTGAAATGGACAGGTTAAAGATGCAAATTTTGGATGATTTGCTGCCTGGTCTGATTGATTTGTCAGAAGGATTCATTGACTTGACAAAGAACATTCGTAAAGGCGCAGATGCGTTTGCCAAGTTTTTTGGGATTGGCGATGAGGCCATGATTCAAAAAAATACTGTTTTGATTCAAGCTCTCAACAAAAACATTGCTAGGACAAAAAAACTTTTAAGAGAGCAAAGAGAGGAGGCCGCAGAGGGTGGAAGCCTTTTTGGAATCCGCACGGATCGGATAGAAGAAACAGAGCGTTTGCTTGCAGAATTTGAAAGCAAGCGTGCAGTTTTGCGTCGTGAGATTAACCAAGCTACTCGCCCGGTTTCCGTAGATCTTGCGGGTGGTGATGACGATAGTGGCGGCGATGGTTTTACCCGCAACCTTGAACAATCAACAAACAAAACTAGCAACAATGTCAAAGAAATGTCTGTTGATCTTGCAATCTTCTTGGCAGACCTTGAGGCATCTGTGGCTGCTGCAGATCAACTAGAGGCAGAGCAATTTGCTGCAGGTGCTGCCATAGCTGAGCAACTGAACAAGCAAGACGAGATGAACAACAAGCTGACAGAAACTGAAAAGTTATTTGAATCTATCAAAGACACTGTTGCTACTGGGTTGACTAATGCCATTGAAGGCTTGATCGATGGAACAAAGTCATTAGGCGATTCTTTGTCTGGCGTATTAAGGCAAATGGCCTCTTTGTTTTTGCGGGCTGGGATCGGTAGCTTTGGTTCTGGAGGAGAGCCAGGCACTGGGTTGCTGGGTCTGTTTGCCAAGGGCGGCGTTTTTGCACAGAACAACGTTGTTCCCTTTGCTTATGGCGGAGTCGTCAACAGGCCAACCTTGTTCCCGATGGCAAATGGCATGGGGCTAATGGGAGAGGCTGGCCCTGAAGCAATCATGCCGTTGCGTCGTGGGCGTGGCGGTCGCCTTGGTGTTGAGTCTGCAGGCGGTGGTGCCACTAATGTGAACGTCAGTGTTGATGCTTCAGGTTCTTCCGTTGAGGGCAATGGTGATCAAGCCGCGCAACTTGGCAAGGCGATTGGGATTGCAGTACAACAGGAACTGATCAAGCAAAAACGACCTGGAGGCTTATTGACTAGCTAATGGCTAATTTTCCAGATATTGATCCTGATTACGGCGCTCAAAAAAACAGCGCACCTGTGGTGCGGAAAGTGCAATTTGGGGATGGCTACGAAACAAGATTGACCTATGGGCTCAATCAAGATCCAAAGGAATGGTCTTTGTCCTTTGTAAACATTACAGAGACAGACTCTGACACGATTGAGACATTCTTAGACGCTCGCGCTGTTGACAACGCATCATTTGATTGGCAGCCGCCTGGATCGTCTGTTGCTTACAAATGGGTTTGTGAGAGTTGGTCAAAGTCGATCCCCTATGCAAACCGCGCCACAATTAACGCAACCTTCCGCGAAGTATTTGAACCGTAATGGCTGTTGCTGCTTGGGCCGCTAGTACCGCATTTTCTGTTGGTGACATTCGTCGCGCTACAACAGAGCAAGCATCTGGCCTGTTCTTTCGTTGTACGACTGCTGGAACGTCAGCGGGAACAGAACCGGGCTGGCCGAATGATATTGGCGACACGATTACTGACAACACTTGTGTATGGACAGGCATCGCTTCAGCGTATGAAGAGCTTGCCAAGATCAACCCCAGTGCAATTATCGAGTTATTTGAACTAAGGCTGGAATCAGCGTTGCATGGCAGTAATGACGTATATCGCTTTCACGCGGGATCCAATGCCGATGTGACTGGCAACATTGTTTTCAACAGCCAAACTTATAGCCGCGTTCCTATCAAAGCTGACGGCTTTGAGTACACAAACACCGGCACGCTGCCTCGGCCAACATTGGCTATTAGCAATCTCAGCAGCACGATTTCAGCATTGCTGTTGCTGGTCAACGCCACAACAGCTGGGAATGATCTTGGTGGAGCTGAGGTCCGTCGAATCAGGACTTTGAAGAAATATCTAGACGGCGAAAGCGCAGCTGATCCAAACGCTCAGTTTCCGCAGGAACGTTGGTTCATTGACCGCAAATCAAGCGAAACGCGAGACAGCGTGACGTTTGAACTGGCGAGCAAGTTTGACCTAGCTGGTCAGAAGATCCCACGGCGTCAGATTATTGCCAACGTTTGCCAGTGGAAGTACCGCAGCAGCGAGTGCAGCTACACCGGCAGCAACTTTTTTGATGCCAATGGCAACACCGTAAGCACGTTGGCTCAGGACGTTTGCGGCAAGCGAGTGGCTAGCTGCAAGCTGCGGTTTGGCGATAATGCCGAACTACCGTTTGGCTCATTCCCTGGAGCGGGTCTGACCAAGTGATGCGTTTATCGGCAGCCATGAAGGCTGAGATTCTGGAACACGCCAAGGCTGAAACCCCACGCGAGTGCTGTGGCTTGGTTGCTGTTGTCAAAGGACGACGCAAGTATTTTCCGTGCCAGAACATTGCTGAGACACCAGATGAGCACTTTATTCTTAGCGGTTGGAACGTTGTAGAAGATCAAGGCGAGGTGATCGCTATTGTTCACAGCCATCCAAAGACCAACCCTGAGCCATCTACAGCTGATCGCGTGGCTTGCGAAAAGTCAGAGCTGCCATGGTTCATTGTTAATCCCAATACTGAGGGCTGGGGCTACTGCGAGCCAGCGGGCTTTGAGTTGCCGTATGTGGGGCGCGAGTTTGTGTTTGGCGTGGTGGACTGCTACACCCTGGTGCGTGATTGGTACGCAAGGGAGTACGGCGTTGAGTTGCGAGATTATGACCGGCGTGACAAGTTCTGGGATCGTGGTGAGAACTTATATATGGATAACTTTGCTGCAGAGGGCTTTCGTAAGATCCCGGTTGAAGAGGTGCAACGCGGTGATCTGCTGTTGATGCAACTGGTTTCACCGTTGCCAAACCATGCAGCGATCTACCTAGGCGACTCGCAGATTTTGCATCATGTGCAAGGAAGGCTGTCGAGCAGGGATGTTTTCACCCTTGGCGGCAGTTACTATGGAAAAAGCACTGCTTGCGCCTTGAGGCATGAAAGTCGTTAAGGTCTACGGCGCACTTAGGAAGCGGCTAGGCCAGTGTCGATTTGAGTTTGACGTAGCGACACCAGCGCAGGCAATAAAAGCGTTATGTGTCAACTTTCCAGGATTAGATAAGTGGTTAATTGATAGCGAACAAGACGGCGTTGGTTATCGCGTAGCCATAAGCAAAGAAAAAGCGACTGAGGAAAATTTTGCCCCTTTGCTAATGCCTTTCAGCGACCACGAGGTTTTCAGTATTACGCCTGTCGTTGCTGGTGCGGGGCGTGGTGCTGGTTCAATTTTTGCTGGTCTCGGGTTGGTTGCTCTTGCCATTGTCATAGGACCGGCTGCGGGTGGTTTCATGGGTTTAGGTGCTGGTTTAGGAGGAGCTACTGGTGCTGGCGCTGCAGTAAGTATGGGCTTGGTTAGTGGTGCCTTCGCATCTGCAGTTGGCAACCTTGGTATTGCACTCGTGCTTGGCGGTATTGCTCAATCAATTTCGCCGCAACCTCAGCCGACTTCACTTGACGAATCAGTGCAGCTGGAGTCGTTCACTTTCTCTAACGTAGTCAATACATCGCGCCAAGGTATGGCGCTGCCTATCGCTTACGGGCGATTGTTTGTTGGATCAGCAGTGCTGTCCAGCGGGCTTGACGTTGATCAGGTGCAGGCATGACTCAGACTAAATACGTCGTTGGTGCTGGTGGTGGTGGCGGCAAAGGTGGTGGCGGTGGTGGCACGCCAACTGAGGCGGACGATACGCTCCAGTCAACACAGTTTGCCAACGTCCTTGATGTAATTAGCGAAGGCGAAATTGGTGGCCTTGAGAACGGCAACAAAAGTATTTTCTTAGATGACACACCAATTGAAGCCACTGACGGCACCAACAACTTTGAGGGTTTTAGTGTTGTTACCCGTGTTGGAACGCAAGCCCAGACTCATCTCCCTGGACCATTTAACACAACAGAACGAGAAACAAGCGTTGGTGTAGAGGTTGTTAAAGACACCTCAGTAACTCGCAGCATTACAGATACAGATGTCGATCGCTTGCGTGTCACGCTGACGATTCCAGCATTACAGGTGTTAGAGGACGACGGAGACGTTGTTGGCAACAGCGTTCAAATTAAAATTCAGATTCAGTACAACAGCGGCGGATATAACGACGTTATTACTGACACTATTAGCGGTAAAAGCAGCAACCGTTATCAACGAGATTATTTGGTCAACTTAACAGGTAGTTTCCCTGTTGATGTGCGGATGGTGCGTGTAAGCGCCGACGAAACAAGTCAGAAACGAGCCAGCACCACAATTTTTCAAAGTTTCACTGAGATTATTGATGATAAATTTCGCTATCCAAACTCGGCATTGGTTGGCTTGCGGTTTGACGCCCGCCAGTTCAGCAGCATTCCAACCCGTAAATATCTAATTCGTGGAATCAAGGTCAAGATTCCAAGCAACGCGACGGTAGATACAACAACGCATCTTGGTCGATTGACGTATTCCGGCATCTGGGATGGCACGTTTCAGGCTGCGACATGGACAAATGATCCGGCTTGGTGTTTATACGACTTGCTAATTAGTGAGCGTTACGGTGCTGGCGTTCCAGAGTCAACGCTGGATAAGTACGACTTCTTTGCAATTAGTCAGTATTGCAATGCGTTAGTTAACGATGGTTCGGGTGGGCAAGAGCCTCGCTTTAGCCTCAACATGCTGATTAACAGCAGGGATGAGGTCTATAACGTCATCCAGCAGATGACGGCTATCTTCCGTGGCATCGCGTATTACGGCGCTGGAACGTTACAGCTGTTGCAGGACAAGCCGTCTGACCCGCAGTACCTGCTCAGCCCTAGCAATGTTGTTGATGGTATTTTCCAATATCAAGGCACGTCCCAGAAAGCACGGCACACCGTAGTTGTTGTCGCTTGGCAGTCATATGACACCCGTGGTGACATTGAATATGAATACGTTGAGGACCATGATGCGGTCGCCAAATACGGCATCATCAAAAAGGACATCAAAGCGATTGGTTGTTACAGCCAAGGGCAGGCAAATCGAATTGGTAAGTGGACTCTTTTAAGCGAACAGAATCTTACCGAGACAATTCAGTTCAGCGTTGCGATTGAAAGCGGCATCATCTTGCGACCTGGCATGGTGATTGATGTTGCTGATCCTGTTCGTGCTGGGGCGCGACGTTCAGGTCGCGTTAAGTCTGCAACAACAACGCAGATTACAACAGACAGCAGCAGCGGTCTAACGACTTCACTAGCTGCTAACAACAATCCAAAGCTGTCAGTGATGTTGTCCACTGGCTTGGTTGAGCAGAAAGATGTACCGGTTGGCGGTATTACACCGTTGGCAAATGGAACGGCAGAAATTGACGTTACTACCGCTTTTAGCGAAGCGCCTGCTGCTGGGTCAGTATTTCTGTTCCAGAACGACGATGTGAAATCTCAACAGTTTCGTGTTGTATCTGTTGCTGAAGCTGGAGAAGGCATTTATGGCGTCAGTGCTGTTGCTTATAACAGCACTATCTATGACGCGGTTGAGAGTGATGTTGAACTAACAGATCGCGACATCAGCAATCTGTCGTTAATTCCTAATCCGGTCGATAGTGTCAGCACTAAAGAGTTTCTATACGAAGAAGCGAACGGTGTATTTGTTGGTGCGTCAGTTAGCTGGAACCACGATCGCGTCAATGTCAGCGAGTTTCGTGTTCAGTACCGGATCGATAATGACAACTGGCAAGCCCTTAATACGTCTTCGCCTTCAGTAACGCTGCGGAACCTGCGTGCAGGGCGGCTCTATGTGCAGATTCAAGCTAAAAATTCCTTGAACAAGGGCAGCCAGATTACGGTTGATGATTTTCAATTAGAGGGCAAGACTGCTGCGCCAGCTGCGGTAACTAACTTCAGCATGATCCCGGTCAACGGGCAGGCGCGTTTGACTTGGACGCAAGCTACTGATTTAGACGTTCGTGTTGGTGGTTATGTCCGCCTGCGCCATTCGCCTGATTTAAGCGGCGTTACTTGGCAGACTTCGACGAGTATTTCTGAGCAGATTGCAGGTTCTGCGACTGAAGCATATGCCGACCTTAAGGCTGGAACGTACAGCGCCAAGTTTGTTGATTCTGGTGGTCGCGAAAGTCTGACCGCTGCGCTTATTGAATTTACAAAACCCGACCTTTTAAGCGTTCAGGTTGTTGGGGCGTTGAGTTCTACAGAAGACACAGCATTCACTGGAACCAAAACCAACCTGACGGTTGATGCCGCAGACGATGAGTTAGAGCTGGCAACTACAGGTAGTGAGCTGCAGCCGATTGGTGATTTTGACCTTGAGGATGGAAATGCGTTGTTGCTTGAAGATGACAGCAATTTGACGCTCCAGGGTGACAGCGCATTACATCAATCAGGAACGTATGTGTTTAACGGCGGTAACGCTTTTGCTTTGAGCGATGTGTTTAGTTTGAGGCTGGACAGCACGCTGCGGGCTCGCAGTTTCTTCCCTTATGGCGAACGTATCGATGATGAGCCTGATTTTGACCTGATCACCGAATTTGATGGCGTTACGCCAAACACTTGCGATGTCAAGTTGTTTATTCAGACGACGCAAGACGATCCAGCAGGTTCTCCGACTTACACCAGCCTGCGCCGTTTTAATAATGCAGAGTTCAAAGCTCGTGGTTTCAAGGTTGAGGCACACTTCAGCACTGGCGGCCCACAGGAGCAGATTGCTGTTGACCAACTGCGTATTCAGGCTCAAATGCCGAGGCGTTCAGTGACTGGATCGGTGACAACTAGCACCAGTGCAGATGTGTCGGTAACCTATGGCGCTGGGAACAAGTTTTACGTTGCTCCGTCTGTCGGCATTGTTTTTACGACTAACGCATCAGGCGACTACTACGTCATTAGCAATTCGTCGGCTACCGGATTTGACGTGTCGGTCTACAATTCCAGTAATACCCGGATCGCCAAAGCGGTGAACTGGACTGCTACTGGCTACGGGATTGGCTGATGTCCTTTGTAAACGAGACAAAATCCACTCCGATCCAGAATGACACTGGAGCGAACGTCCGTTCGGACATTAACTCCAACATGGCTGCGATTTATAGCCTGAATGCGAGTTCGTCTGAGCCTATTGCTGCCAATTCTGTCGCTCGGATGATCTGGGCAGATGAATCCAATAACGAGTTGAAGATTAGAAATGGAACTAATACGTCGTTCATAACCATTGGCTCTCTTAACGAGACCAACCTTGGACTGGCAAAGGTTGCTAGCCCAGCGTTTACGGGCAACGTCACCGTGCCTGCCGGAACGGTCAGCAGTTTGCCGGTTAGTTTTACCGGGGACACGAATACTGGCTTCTTCAAAAACAGTGCAGACGATTTCAGCATTGTTACTGGTGGAACGCGACGTGCTCACGTTGATAGCAACGGCATCACGATTCGGGATCGCAAAGCACTAAGGCTGCGCGACACCAGCAACAGCAACTTTGTTGCGATTCAGGCTCCATCAAACGTTGCCAGCGACATCACGCTGACTCTGCCAAACAGTGATGGCAATGCGAATGATGTATTGCAATCAGATGGCAGCGGCAACCTGAGCTTTACTGCTTTGCCGCAGGCTGTGCCAACTGGTTCGGTTCACATGATGGCGACGACCACCGCCCCAAGTGGTTACTTGAAATGCAACGGCGCTGCAATTAGCCGAACAACGTATGCAGCTTTGTTTGCAATTATCGGTACGACGCATGGAGCTGGTGATGGGTCAAGCACGTTCAACGTCCCAGATTTACGTGGTGAGTTTGTTCGTGGTTGGGACGATTCTCGCGGCGTAGACAGTGGCCGTAACTTTGGTACGTCTCAGTCAGACGAAAATAAACAACACAATCACACAGCAAGTTCAACCATTACTGACCCTGGCCACTTCCACTACGTTGCTAGTGATCAGGCGATAAGTGGTAGTGGTAATCGCCTAGAAAATAAAACCGGCCAAGATTTTCGTTTTGCTACTGGTGGCTTTGTTGGTAATGATTCGAGACAGGATTACGTTGCAGGTGCCGTTACAGGGGCAGCAGACACTGGACGATCTGAGGTCAAGACAACCGGCATTTCAGCAAGTGTGACGGTGAACAACAGTGCTGCTGGTGAGGCAAGACCGCGTAACATTGCCATGATGTACGTCATCAAGACTTAGTTGCTATGGCCGACCGCAAAATCACTGATCTGACTGCACTGGCTGCAGGCAGTCAGGCAACGGGCGATTTTCTGACGATTGTTGATGTCAGTGAAGCCGCTGCGGTTGATAAAAATAAGAAGATTACGGTTGAAAGTCTGTTTCAAGGCATTCCTGGCAACGTAGGGATTGGCAAAGCTTCAAGCGGCAACAAATTAGAAATTGAAGGACAAGGTGATACAAAAGTTGTTATTGACGGCAGAACAGATGCTGCCAATGGTTCTTTAGCCACCTTAGAACTATGGAGCAAAAATAGCAGTGGGACAAATAATTTTGGATTTATAGAATATGACGGCGATGGTAGTTTTGAAATAGGATCAGGCGGTGGCGGCGCTGGAAGTGTCCCACTTGTGTTTAAAACTAATGCAGTCGAGCGCCTACGAATCGACAGCTCGGGAAATGTTGGGATTGGAGTCACAACACCAGGCAATGCTGACGAAGGCGCAGGCTTGCAGGTTCGTAAGTATATAGATAGAAACGCAACTTATTACACTCCTGACGGTCATTACGCAGGATCTTTTGGTGTAACTAACAATACCCAAGATAAAGTTTGGCTTTCTGTTGATTCAGAGTATGCCAAGTCATCTGCTGTTAGTGCTGGTTTATTTCTCAGTGCTTTTCATCAGGATGCAGGTGGTTCTGGTTGCGGGTCAACTATTAAAAACCTTAAGACTGACAACGCGCTAACTTTTTCGACCGTAGCCACTGCAAGCGGCACTGGTTCTCCAGCAGTAGAGACGGAGCGCCTGAGAATCGACGGCTCGGGCAGGCTGTTGGTTGGTGTAACTACTGCTTCTGGGTCTTCAAATGCACCCTTGCAGATTACTGCAGCAAGCGATGCAGATGCGCTCACAATTTTTGGCAGATCATCGGATGATATTGGCGAAATTGTATATATGGAGAATGATAAAAGTACAATACTTGGAGAAATTCAATATCAACGAACAGAAGCTATCATCAGGCATCGCGTTGGTGCTCTCAGATTTGAGACGGGTGGCACTACGGAGCGTATGCGAATCGACGGCTCGGGCGTAATTGATTTTACTGGACCAGGATATACTCCTGGCAGCAATTCTTGTTTTATTAAGCAAGACTCTAGCGGTGAAGGCTACCTGTTTAATCGCGGCAATAATGATCTTTTGTTTGGTACAAATAACAGCGAGCGGATGAGAATCGACAGCTCGGGCAACGTTGGCATCGGGACGAGTAGCCCGCAAAAGCCTCTTAACGTTGTTGCTGCTGGGACTGAATTAATACGTCTTTCTCAAGCGGTTGACGGCAGTACACAACAAGAGTTTGGTATTGGTTGGGCTTCTAGCAATACTCATACGCATCCATTTGCCAAAATAACAGCTAAAGAATTTGATGCTTCTGATTCTAGAGGTAGTTTATTATTTTATACAAGAGGATCAAATGCTGATTCTGCTCCAAACGAGCGGATGAGAATTGACAGACTCGGAAACGTCGGTATCGGTGTATCAAGTCCTGCACACGAGCTTCATGTTGCAGATGTATCTACGCCTGAAATTGTTGTTGAGGACACTTCAAATAACGTCAAAACTTATCTTGGGGCGTCAGACACTAATGGGCGAGTTGGTACACTTTCCAATCATGATTTTGCGATTAGAACAAATGACACCGAGCGGATGAGGATTCGTTCCGACGGTGAAACACAGATTTACGACGTTTACACTCGAACTGACGCCGCGTCACCAAACATGGTCGTCAAATCTGATGGATCGTTACGTCGATCAACGTCTTCTATTAAATATAAAACAAATGTCGAGACTTTAGAAGATAATTATGCTGATGCAATCTTAAACGTTCGACCTGTTTGGTATCGTTCTCTCTGCGAAGGAAACCCGCAAGAGCATAGCTATTATGGATTTATCGCAGAAGAGGTTGCAGAAATTGATCCACGTCTTGTTCACTTTAAGACGACTGAAGTTACCTATAACGAAAATGGTTCAACCGTAACTACGCCTTGTGATCCTGAACCTGAAGGTGTTCAATATGACCGCTTCGTTCCTCACTTGCTCAATTTAATTAAGCGTCAGCAAGCAGCTATCGAAACCCTAGAAACCAAAGTTGCAGCCCTTGAGGCTGGATAGTAAACCGCCCCATGGCAACGTGGGGCGCTCAAGTTACACTGACCCTATTGCTTCTTTTTCATGGCAAACACCTACACCTGGAAAGTCGGTCAATGCGACAGACTTCTTGAAACCGGAGTGATCAGCACGCTCCATTACACCGTCACAGCAGTAACGGAAGACGGCGTTTATTCCGCTGGTGCGTATGGCTCTATCGGTCTCGAAGCACCTGACGCTGAAACCATGATTGCGTATGACAGCGTGACCGAAGCAAACTGCATTGCTTGGGTAAAGGCTGCACTTGGGGGCGATGAAAAGGTCACTGAAATCCAAACCGCATTGGATAATCAGCTAACAGAAAAGCGCACTCCAACCGTAGGTGCTGGTACGCCTTGGTCCGCCTGATGCAAAAACCTGATCCGATGATGTCCGCGTCTTACGGGGCTACGGACATCGAATCTCAGAACAATAGAATTACATGGCTTGAGATGCTCTATTTGCACGAAGGCCGCGACAAGCCTGATCACCCCCAGCGTGGTCTATATACGGGGCTTCATAAGAAGCATCATCTATGGCTTCCTGGTAGTGACGAAGATTGATCCTGTAGATCACATACAAAACCGTCCATTGACTGGGGCGGTTAATGTACCTAGGGAAAACGTTTTATCGTCTCAAAATGATCAAATCATTGATTGTGAGTTCTGCCGTCGTTGGCGCTGCTGTGCTGGCATCTCCTGCCCAAGCAGAAGGTTTCTATGTGAATCCTGAGTACAACGCTGGCTGGTCTGGCTCTGACTTTACCGCTGGAGTGCTCGACGCTCACGTTGGTTATGAGTCTGGTGCATTTTTTGCGCAGTTGGGTCCATCGATTTTGATGGTTGACGGCGCTGATGCTGAGACTGGTTTCTCTGGCAAAACCGGCTTGTCAGGTGCTGTTGCAGACAACGTTGACATGTACGGCGAACTTAGCTTTGCCAAGTACGAGGACGTTGATGCAGGCTATGGCTTAAAAGTCGGAGCCAAGTGGGCCTTCTGAGCTAGTCTCCAATAGGGAGACACCTTGCCCCTTTCCTGATTGCAACCCAGGGAAGGGGCTTTTTATTGCACAACTAATCATGCAAAAGGTTTTCAACGGACTGTCTGTCGCGTCGTTCACGATGTCAGTTGGCGTATTGATCGGATCAACGATGCTTTACACGCGCATCCCATCAATCACAAAGCACTACATGGGTGAGCTTCAGACTGAACTGACCAAGGTTATGACTGACATGGTGCCAGCCAAGATCGATGACGTGATGCCTGAACTACCGACAAGCACTGGGCCAGCAATTCCAGGCGGCATCAAATCGCCATTCTGATTGAGTGGCTGAAATAAACGACATTGGAATCAATGACGTAAGCGTTCCAGAAGTTCGCGCTTGGTTAAACGCTCCACCATCAGTTCCTGATGTCCCACCGGTAACACTTGAAATTGGTGTGCCGGTTATTGATTTGCCTGCTTTTGACCCTTTGGATTTTGATCCAGAGGTTCAGCCGCCAAAAGTTACACCAAGCAAGCCCAAGCCACCAAAGCCACCATCAACGCCAGAGGTAAAGCTTCCAAGAACGCAACCTGAAAAACCTAAACCGGTTGAAGTAGAAGAAGCAAAGCCTTTAATTCAGCAGGTTGTAGAAGCGATACCAACAATCCCGCAGGCGACAACAGTTGCGGCGTCATCTGTGATTGGTGTGTCGGCTGCTTTAGCAACACCATTTCTATTGAAGCTGATCAAGCCAATCGTCAAAAAGGTAATGGTCAAGATTCAAAAAGCCCTGGGACGTAAGGTCAAGGTTGAGTCTTCTTGGCAGCGGAGGAAGCTGCAGCGGGCACGACGGAAATAGGATGTGTGTGGGGCGTTGGGTAGTTGATTCTTACGTCAGCGCAGACTTTTGCATAAGGCGACCTAGGTGCAAAGCGGATTCCTTTGAGCATCAGCTCGCCGCAGTGCTTGAGCCTTGAGACCTCAAAATCTAATCTTCGATTGGCTAGGGCTTGCTGTTGTAATTGAAGCTGGGTATCGACTGCGGCTTTACAGCGTTCTTGTAATCCACCATCAAGCGGGATCGTGGCTTGTATTGATAGACCAACGTTCCAGTTGTTGTTATCTTTCTGCCCTGTTCTTGTGTCTTTGAAGAATAAAACATCCCCTGGATTGTCTAATCTGCCGTCTTCGTCTAGGTCACTTAGGTCGTACACAGGATCTTGGTACGAATATTCGTATGGCAAATTCCAAGAGCTGGTGCGATTGAGGTATGGCGTAACGGTTAAAGTTGGACCCTGACATTGAATCTGCCCGCCGTAACTGTTAGTAATGGCAGAACCTTGCAAGATCTGCACAGCCTGGTTACTTACCGATCCAGACGATGTGGCAGTTGGAGATGCGGTTGCAGAGATGCCGCCAATATCGTTTGCGTTAACAGGAGCGCAAAGGATTATTCCGAGAAGGTAGAGACTGTATCCGTAATGCTTGTGATTTCTGTTAAACGTTGCACGGTCGTCCTGTTTGCAAGCCCTGGCCCGTGCAGAGTCTGAACAAACTGAAACGGCTCTCCTTGATTGACGATTGACCAGTTTGGTCCTTGTCCTAAAGAAGTCCATCCGTTAATCGTGGTGTTAGCAATAGGGTTGATCGGACCGTCAGGTTGGATGTTGTTGCCGCTAGTCGAATATTCATAACCAGTAGCAAAGTCTTCGCTGACGATTGTTTCAGTGACCTTACTCGTCGTTTCTGTGTGGGACGTAAGGGTGCCTTGTTTGAAGTTTGGGATTACCGGAACTGCCTGCGCTGCTGGAGCGCAAAGCATTAGCAGCAAGAACCAGCGCATCAGTTCGCAGTAATACTAAGGATCACTTGACCTGTTGCACTTGTGCCAGCACCACCAGCGTCAATTGTCATAACTCCACCGCCTGTAATCGTTCCGTCTAAGTTACCGGCTACACCACCCGCTTGAGTCAATGTGCTTCCAAGAGACGGCAAGGCAGGTACAACGCCTGCTGTCACCGTGGTGGCTGCTTGGATGTCGTCTCCTTCAAAATACGCTTCTGAATAATTAAAGCTAGCCCCATCATTAGTAAGGCTGTACTCGGCAGGAGTGTAACCAACACCGGTACCGGAAGAGAGGGCGCCAAGACCACCAACAGTGTCCAAAGTGATGCCAGAACCAGAAACGCTATAGCTGGAACCAAGGCGAGTTGCTTGGGATGCTGCTCCATCAACAGATAGCTGAATTGATGATTGATGCTTGACGGTAATGTCTGCTGAAGCAGGACTTACCGCAAAGAATGTTAGGCAGGATACAAAAAGAAAACGCCTCATTTTGGCTTGGACGTAGTGGTTTCTGGCTTGATTGTAGGGTCTTCTTTTTTCTTGCCATTGCCATTGGCTTTTCGCTCAATACCAAACGAAGCCATTGATCCTGTCAGCAGTGAAGCGACAAAGGTATTGTCCATTTTCATTTGAGGGAAAATCCCTAAATAGGAAACGGTTAGTAACGTGGCGCTCCACAGCAACACCATGCACTTAACAAGGTCAGCAATGGAGACTTTTTCCTTTTCGTTTTCTTCGGTGACTGAATCTGCCATGATGAAGCAACGCTATT